CCGGATGGCTGGCTTTTGATGATGGATTCGAGGCCGCAGACGACGAAGAGAGGGATCTACTCGAACTCTGGCGGAAGATGTCAGACGACGAACGAACCAATTTCCTGAATGTATTCAAAGCCATTACAGTCGGCAAAGCGGCGTTAAAGAAGACGGGCAAACGGACTAAGTCCGCGCCGCCAATTTCACCTTCGCCTTCTCCCGAGCTTCAGCAATCTTCTCAGCTACTTGCCGAGGTGACAGAAGTTCAGAAAGTCCTTGCGGATCTGCTAGAACACGAATCTGTACTCGCTGTAGGGACGAAGGCCCAGATTTCGGTGAAGAACGCCTCCACTCTGTTAGATCGTCTAGCCTCTGCTCTACTGTCAAAACAGCGAGCGGATTCACAAAAGGATTCCGGCGCATTTTCGCCAGCAAAAGGCCGAGCTCGCGCGAAACAACTTTCGGGTCATACTCAAGCTGATCTGCCATTGGACGCGCCCCCCGACGCCGACTGACGTGTTCATATTACAGGGAGCAAAAATAAGCATAAAAGGAGTCAAGTCAAAATGAATTCCTTCCGATACATGCCCCTTTTAGTGCTCGTGTTCGCACTGAATACCGTCTTCGCCAGCGAACTGACCGACAAAGCCGTCGCTCAATTCAAGGAAGCCGCCAAGGCCGACACGGATGTGAGCCGCGCGAAGTGGAATTTCTTTGAGGATGGCGAAATGCGCGCGACAGTCGCGATCACGCTGCGCAACGAAACCAACCGCACCGCAGCCGCGCTGAAGTTCCTGGAAGCGCGCGTCAAGCCCGCCATCCCGGAGAAGGACTGGGAACTGCTAAAGGACCGCATTGAACGCGCCGGGGCAGCCGCCGCCAGCAACAGCCCGCCGCCGCCCGGCGACACCCACGGGCAGGCGTTCCGCTACAGCACCGAAGCCGGCATGCAGATGGAACGGCTCTGGGTCCGCTTCAAAAGCCCGCGCGCATCGGCCGACGAACTGCGTCGCAAAGCCGAAATGCAAGCCCACGTCCGCGAAGCCGAAGGCCGCGCGAAAGCCGCGGACAAACCGCGCGCGCCGGCTCGAACAGGGGAATAGTTCATCATGGAACTATTCCCCATCATATGGATTCTCTCGATTGTTTGGGTCTGGTACGACACCGATCAGCTCAACAAGGCTGGCGGCCGCGTCAGCACCGGCGGCTGGATCCTTTTTGTGGCGCTTCTATGGATTATCGGCCTTCCCGTGTGGTGTCTGACGCGCGGGACACACTGGGCCAAAGTCAGAGAAAAACAAGAGCGCGAGAAAAAACGCGATCGCGAAGTGCGCTTCAACTGTCCCGAATGCGGAGAGTCCATCGCATCCACCGCGAAGCATTGCAGATTCTGCAACGCGGTGATCGCTGATAATGACCGGCCACGCAAGCGAGAGTTGCGCAAGAAATAGCTAGTTCACTTCGCCCACAGCCTTGCCGCGCGTGCGCAGCGGATTGATTTCGAACTCCGTTTCGACCGGGATCTGCAGGATCTTGCCGCCCGCCTCAATGCGTAGCGGAACGTCGACCAGCGCTTCGTCCTCCGCGCCGGCGCTCTCAAGATCGGCCGCAACACTGGCCCTGCGCGCACGCAGGTTGATCTCCACCGTACCCACCGGCAATCGGCGCAGATTGGCTTTCACCGTCCAGCCCGGAGCGCGCAGCCGCTTGTCGAGCTGCGCTTCGAACCGCTTGCCGGCGAACGTGAGCGCCAGCGTCGAACCTTCCGCGATCGCGACGTCGCCGAGATTCACGCGCGCGAAAATGTTCAGCGTGTCGCGGGCTTCTTTCGTCGGGAAGAACGTTGAGGTGATTCGAACCTCGCCGTTGAACGTAGCAGCTTCTTCTTGCGTGAGGACTTCGAGCTGGCGCGTGAGCGTCTGCCGCAGTCCTTCGGCATCCGTGACAGTCAGCGCGACGGTGTAGATCCCGATGGCGCTATAGACCTTGCTTACGATTGCGTTGACGGCCGTCGGCGATCCGTCTCCAAAGTCCCATTGGTAAGCCGCGAGCGCATTCTGCGGATCGGTGCTGGCAGTTGCGTCGAACGTGATCGGCAACCCAACGAACGCGACGACGTCGGATGTCAGGATGCGCGGTACGGGAAGCCGATCGACGCCGGAGACGGTGATTGTGAGAGCCGCACTGACGCTGTCGAAACCGTCGTTCACCGTGACAGTAGCCGTGTATGTGCCAGCCGCACCATACGAGTGCGTCACGGCAGCGCCAACGCCAGTGGAACCATCGCCAAAGTCCCAGGCGTACATGAGCGGATGCCCGTCAGCATCCGTAGCAGCGGCTAAGAAGGATGTCGAATCGCCTGGAACAATAATCAAGGGCGATGCCGAGGCAGAAAGCACTGGGATTGAATTGGGCGAAACAAACTGGACGCGAACCCGTACGAGTTCGGAGTCGTCGGCAGCATCCAGGAAAGAAAAGACCGCGTCATCAGTACCAACAAATCCCACTGGCCGACGATAGGTTAAATCCAATTCTGGAATCAAACGATCAAAGAACGTAAGCGAACCCTGCGGGGCCGCCTGCAGCACCCATTTCATTCCGTTCGGAAAAAACAGCGGCTTATCCAACGCATTGTTGTAGCTGATGAAATCAGCCACCGGCATCGATGCGGGGTTGAATGGAGCCGTCGCAACATCGGAGTAAGAAAGCCCACCAAACTTCTGTATGACCGCCGATTGAAGTTCAACGCCAGCTCCGTCGAACTTTCGTATAACGCGGTATAGCGGTTCGGCAATCTGCTCGCCTCGATTGAAGTTTGCGCCAGCCACGCGAAAACGCTGAGCGTCTGCCAACACACTGACCTGTTGAATTTCTTCAGCGGCCAGTACGGAGAGTGAGAGTAGAAAAATGAATGCGTACCGCATAGCAGCGTCCCCCAGAGCCTCGACACCCTGAACGCTACATCGGGAAAAGGTAAAAAATAGTATAAAGTGGCGCGAAATTTATAACGGTCAGGAGAGTGCAGGCGTCTGCGAAGTTCCTTCCGGTTGCGCAGTTTTCCTAGCGATCCAATCCGACTTCACTTCAAAGGTATGCGATACTGTCGGCAGAAAACCCGAATTGTCTTTTTCGATCTTAGTGACGACGTGTTCAACTCCGTCGATCAGCACTGTTTGAAACATTTTTAATTCAAAGCTATTTTCCATCGCTAAATCCTCGTTCGCAGCTTCAGATACTCCAATGTTTGCTGAGTTTTTTTCGTTCGATCCGACTCCGTTAAAGTAGGAGATTGGAGATGGCGAAGCGCTGCTGCCAGTTGTTCGTCCGATGGGAGGAATGCTTCTTTCAATTCCAACATCGGGATGGGCTCTGGTTTTGAACTTCCCATCATGCGATTGCTCTCCGCGAATTTTTCTACACGCCTTTTCCAAATTGACCAGACAAATCTCAAATCGACGTACCGCGCGGGTCAACCTCCGCCGGCAGGATTGCGGCGTAGTGTTCCTTAATCGTCTCGATCGTGTCGCCCAGCAGCGCCGCCACTTCCTCCACACTATGTCCCTCGCGCAGCAGGATCGAGCCGCACGTGCGGCGGCCTGTGCGACAGTCGAGCTTGAACGGCATACCGCCGACTGCCTGCAGTGCGTTACGATATTTCGTGTCGAAATACCGCTCGCTTGTCCAGGGCTTAAGGTTGGTTTTGTTGTAGCGCGAGAACGGCTGCGGGAAAACGACCGGGCAACTCTTCAAGCGCGTCTTGATCAGCTCCAGGATTTTCTCCGGCACAGAGATCGTGCGCGTGCCCGTTTTCAACGTCAGATGCTTCAGCGGCGAGAGCGTCAGCATATTGCCCTTCAGGTCGGATTTCTTCAGCGTGATCAATTCGTCCGGCCGTAAGCCGATCCCCACTTGCACGCGCCAACAATCCGAAAAATACTCCGGCAACGCCTTCGCCACGATCCGCGCTTCGCCGATGTCTAACCACTCGATCGGCTTTCGATCGCGTCGGACCTCGTGCTTCTTCGGCGCGGGGATTAACTTTCGATCGATGGAGAGCCCCGACTCGGTCAACATTTTTAATACATAGCGCCGGTACTGCTGACGCCCGCCGGCCTTCGCACCCAGCCCGCGAAGCCACGACTCAATCTCCTTCTCCTGGCCCTCCAGCCGATCGATACGCGTATCGCCTTTGAACTTGTCGACGAACGCGTCCAGCATCCAGCCGACGTTCTTGGCGTGGTGCTTGTCGCGGCCTTTGTATTTTTCCTTCCAATCCCCGCACGCCACCGCAAGCGACGGCCACGGCCCCACGCGGATCTTTCGGCCAGTGGACTGCTCCAACTGCTTCTTCACGCTGATCAGTTCTGCGTGGGTTTGCGTAAGCTCGTCCCGGAGAAGGGCGTTTTCGCTACGCAGCAGGGCCACTTCGGCGGGATTAGCTTCCTTCTCACCTGGCGCGGCCTCCTCTGGCGTATCGCAGTGCTTAAGCCAGTGCGATCGCACGTCGGGATCGATACTCTTCGGCGGCAGCCGCCAGGCATCGGGATCGAGCCAGACAGTATTGAGTTCGGCCAAACGCGTGTCGGCGATAGAGCCGGAGCCCAGGGGAATGCGGACGGTCTTGCGGGAAATCGGATGAACAAAAAGAGCGCAAATTCCGCCAACTTGATAGATCGGCTTCAGCGGCTTGCGAATTCGAGCCATATTTTAGTCTCAGGAAACCAGCCTTTATTTACTAATAGTTTACACATGAATTGAATTTGGACACGAAAAAACCGGCCTTATAAGCCGGTTTATCGTATTGCTTTACTATGGTGCGCGCGACTGGGGTCGAACCAGCACTCTCTTGCGAGAACCAGCCCGTCAAGCTGGCGTTAACACTGTAACTCCTTATATATAAACAACCTTATTTATTTCTTACAGGCGTTGTTTACGAATAGATTACACTTGAAAGATCTTACAGCGCTCCTTTGCGTCTCAGCCGCTTCACTGCGCGCAGCGCGAGTTCGAGCTTCTCCGCGTTCGTGGCCGCGCCGCGATCGTCCTGCGCAATCAACGCGTCAAGGCCTCCAGCTCCGTGTCGCGCGGCGGCGGCTCCGGCTCCTTGTCGTTCAGGTCGAGCGAATTCGGTTGCTTGGCGTTCCAGTCGAGGAATTCTTGCCAGCCAATGCCCGCTTTGGTCACGTGCTCTATCCCGTTCTTTTTTACGCCAAGCACCCTTCCAGATATTCCTTCTCTCGCAATTTCATACATAATTAAAGCTCCGCGCTCGCAGCCCAATCGCCCGCGTATGCGTGCGAATTTCCAGCAGTCCATGCCCCCGCTCTTGCTCCTTGGGCGTAAAATCCAAAATCATCTACGCCGCTATTCATTGATGTTACGGCAGCCCACGCCCCGCCCTGAAACGATGACCAAAGATTATCCGCGCCAATAACGGTAGACGGTCTATAAAACGTGAGGATTGGGGTTGTTCTCATTTGCACGGGGAACTTAATGTTTTGAGAGTACAGGTCGCCCGTTGTTAGCGCCGTTCCGATGGCTGGCTGAAATATTCGCACCGAGTTTGCTGGAGCGGTATCTATTGGGTAGCTCTTGCAATAAAACCTCTGCGACAGCGCCAAGTCATCTCGCGGCACCCAAATCGTCGGCGCATACGTTCCAAGCCACAAACCAAACTCCGAAACGTCAATGCGATCGCTTGCGTGCGCTGGCACATCCTGATGCAAGACCATCACAATGAGATTATTGCAACTCACACCGACCGTGGCGCTGATCGAGATCTGCTGCGAAGTGTTGTGGGTGATCGCGGTGACACCCGTGGCTAGCACGTTCAGCGTGGTGCTCGCGAAGAAGTTTCCGCCCGTGAATATGCCGCTGGCCCAATCGTTGACGACGTCCTTCGTCACCGTATCGGCCGTGCCGGTCCATTCCAGAATCGCGTAGCGGACGTTGATCGATCCGCTGCCCGCGTTCTTGTTGGCCGCGACTTTGAATGAGAAGGTTTTGCTCCGGCCGCGCGAGGGCACGGAGTACCAGGCTTCGAAGACAGACGCGATCCCAAACCGGTACGTCGTGCCGCCGGCGACGAGACGGATCACCTTGCGTGCGTTGAAACTGCCGCTCGCGAGGCCCGTCGGAACATTCACCTGCTGAATAGTTGCTGCGGGGCCGCCCTGGATCAGCGAATAAACGCGGTCTGGCGCGTTGTAGGCCGCGTCGGTCATGGCGATCGCGGCGCTGATCCCGCCGCGCTGGAAGATTTCCGCGCCGGTGTTGATGAAGCCATTGCCTTCGAGCAGCACGTTCGAGAAATGCTTTTGCCTGCGCGTCACCGCCTCCCAGATGGCGAGTTCTTTCGCGTGCGGAACGTCGTTCTGATGCGTGTCGAACTCGTAGGGCGACTCCATCACTTCGCCAATCCACGCCTCAATTTCAGCGTCGGTGACATCTACGTTCGGATCGTATTCAACAGGCATCGTTCACTCCTCAGCTACCCAACGGTGGCATTGCTGGCCGCACTTGGTGCCAGTACGCATTCGTGTTCCCTGGCTGAATGTTCCGCGTCCCTCGCACCAGCCGGTCGATCGCATTACGGTTGCCCTGGTTCTGCGCGATAAAAACCTGCAGACGTGGGACGCGCGCGCCGAACTGTCGCTGACTGCTCATGCGGCGACCTCCAGCACGCGTTGCATCTTCCGAATCTTTTCATTTACGCTGAGCCGCTGATCGTGGAACGCGCGGATCTGAACGGGCTGCGTTGGCGCCGGCGCGTTGCCGTAGTGATTCCAGCGGGGATCCATTTCATCCACGATCAACTTCCCGCGCGAGGTGTTATTCAGCCGCATGTTCACGCAATGCTGCTCCGCCCAGGGCGAACCCACGGACTCCACGGCTTTGGGCAATTCCCGCACCAAGCGATTCACGAACGCGACCGCCCGCTCGGTGTTTCGCACCCACAGCGCGCCCGTGTTGATCGCGCCGGAGAAATTTCGCACACCCCCTATGTCCGCATCCGCTCGCAGCGCGACCGCCAAGGATTCCTTCCCGACAATCGCACAGTCGCAGTCCAGCCAAATGACCAGGGCGTAAACGCGGAGCAGTTCCACGATCCACGTAAACTTTTCATGTGGCTGGTACCGCCCACGCAGCCGCTGCTCTCGTATCGGCAGATAGTCGATTCCCTGCTCCGCGCAGATCCGCGCGTGCCGCTTCTCCACCAGGTCCAGCATGGGCTCGAACAGACCGAATCCCTGTTGAATAAGCGCGCAATTATTCATCGTCGAGCTGCTCCACCGCAGGCTTTGATCGCGGCTGCCGCGGCAAATTTCCGCTCAACGCGTTCGACAGCAGGTTTGTGGAGGACTTTTGTGCATTCGCCTGGACAGCGCGCGCCTGCGGAGTGAGCGAAACGCCACCCACGTTCGAATTCGGCGTCTTCGCGCGCCCGACGATCGGACCCATTTCCCCCATCACGTTGTGCTTAGAAGTGCTCGCCGCATTGCGTTCACCAGCCATTAAGCCGCGCGCCATCGGCGTATCCTTGTTGCCGCTGGTACGATACGTCTCTTGAACCTTCATGCGTCGATCGTCATCGCGCGCTTTCAATGAGTCTCCGGTAAATATTCTTTTCCCAGAGCTACCCACGGACGCTTCGGCATCCCCCGCCGCAATCTGTTCCGCATTTCGAATCGTACCGCCAGACTTTGCAGCGCCCGCAGCGCCAGCCGCGCCGCCGCTGCCCGACCCCGGCCGCTGTGCGAATAACAACGCAACACCATCATCCCCGCCACCCGACTTCTGCAGCACTCCAGTGGATCCCATATTTTGGTCGGCGGTCGAATTGTTTCTAATCGCCTGGTTGTTCGCGTCGGAATCGTTATCTGACGTCACGCTTGGCGCGACTGTTTTGGCTCCCGGAGCGTACGACTCGCTGGGCGATCCGCCCGACGGCTTTGGCTCGGTGTAGCCGCTGCTGCTCGATGTATTGCCACTGCCACTTCCATAGCCTGGATCCTTATATGGATCGCCGCCGGTGCTCTTCGACGAACCGCTATTGAACACGCTGCGGCTTCGCGCCGACGTCGGCGGATCATAGATCGCCGCGGAATCCGGCGGCCCCATGATCACCGTCGTCTGGCCTTCTTCGCCAAACGCTTCCGCTCGAAAAATGACAGTCTTGCAAACACCCACGATCGGGATCGAATCGCCAGCTTCGACAGAGAGATTCAAGCCCGGACGCATCCCCAGGCTGACCGGCTCGATGTTCAACGTCGCGTGAATATCAACACGCTTGACGTCCTGATTCCGCAGATCCGCATGCCGAGGCAACCGCCCCGTCGACGCGTTCGTGCGATCGGTGAAGAGCTCATCGCCTTCAGTTTGTTTAGCCGGAAACGCGCTTTGACTGCGCCCGTCGTTCAATTTGTCGAGCAGCGCCGCACCCACGGGACGCGACTGGTCGCTACGCAGATATTCGACATAGTCCATCTCTTCCGCGTTCACCTGGAACGAGAAGCGTGGCTTGTCCGCAACACGGCCGGCAATGCGGTTTGGATCGTCGCTCTTGTCGCCGCCATTGCCTTTCACGCCCGTGAGCGGCCAATCGGCCTGTAGGGCGAGTTGAATCCGCATATTGCGGGCGTACATTTTGCTGCCGTCGTACCCTCCCAAGGATCCATCGGCATTCACATACCAGGTCTGAGCAACACCAGGCTCACGAAGCGCATTCAGGAAGACGATTGTCGAATCTGACGAGAGCGTGAGGTTGTCGAACTTCGCAGCCTCAAACCATTCTGGATCGTCCGGATCGGGATCACTGGTGTCCTCGTCGGCGAAAATCTTCAGGTACTCCACAACGATTTCGCGCGGAGTCCAGTTGCGCGGATTGCTGGCGTCCTGGGAATAGCCGGTCAACTGAGCGACAAGCATGCGGGCGCGGCCATCGTTTTTCATGCCCGCCCACTTTGTTCCTTCCCACAAATCCGCGTCGACGGTCACGCGATAAGCAGCAAACACGAGCGGCCAGATCTTGCTCGCGCTGCGGAAGCTATCTTCATCTCCAAGCGCTGCCCCGCCGTACGTCTGCAAGTACGTCGTGAACGCATTTTCATCGCCGCCGATGCCCGAACTCCAGGCATATTCCAGGTAACCCGCGCCCACCCCGCCGCTGTACGTGGAACACATGCGCTCCACAACCGGCTTGTCGCCGCAGATCACGACCTCGTCAAAGCCATCCACGAACGATTCAGTGACGCTGCCGCCTTTCACGATCGCGCCGTCGTTCATGCACTGCCCGACGTGGCTCGCCGCGTACGCCGCCGTGTACAGCGTCGTTCCGGTGAAGGTTCTCGGGTTCATATTCAAGAGCTTCAGCGTGCTCTTGTCGTTGTCCGACGGCTCAATGTAAAGATCGTACGCGCCGGCCTTGCGAGCCACCGCCTGCAGCGCCTGCAGGAGTGACGCGTTGTGCAGGCTGAAATTCTTCGGCGTGCGATCGCTGCCAAACACAGTACCGAGCGCTTCCGACCAGACGATGTTGTCTGGCAGATCCATCACGCCCAGATAGACCTTGCATGGCGCTCGCATCCCACCCGACGCCGGCGCGAACTGATCGCGCAGGTATCGGAAGATGTCCTGGCAGCGCCAGGAGCGCGCACGCGCGGTCGCATAGCCCGGTGCCGGCTCGTCGTAGTTCTCGACGATCGCCTGTTGAGCCGTCATGTTGTTGCTGAAACCAAAACGATGGCACGGCGCGAAGCGCGGCCCGTACGGCGTATCGATGCAGTTCGGAAAGCCGAGATCGTTAAAAACGGGCGGGATCCAATCCCAATAATGCCGACTCGTCGTCGGATCGTATGTCATGCGGCCGCTGACGGTGTATTTTCCCAGCACCCAGCGATCGTCATAAATCTGCGTGACAATCGAGTCTTCGTCGAGCTGGTGTGTGTGCGTCACCACCCAACCGTGCATCAGCGTGGCCGAATAATTGTTCTCCAGGTACGAGATCGTTGCCCGCGTCTTCAGCTTGATTTGCCCAGCCGGACCGCGCGTCTGCAGCGCACACGCCGGCGCGACTTCATCGTATGCACCCGGACCAAAAGAATTCATCGGCATCGAGACCAGCGCATAGCTCGGCGATTCGCCCGACGACAGAACCACTTCAGAACAGAACCGGCCCGCGGTGAAGCGCGACCACTTTCCATCCGTATCCTTGAACTGACAGACAAGCCGGCCGGCGACGACGTCTTTCGCCTGGGAGGTGCTAACCTGCATACGCGGGATCCTCCACCTTAGCGATGTATTCCAGCATCGGCTTCATCCGCGCACCCAACGCCGTCACCAGAAAATCTGCGGCCCACGTCGGGTGAGTGAGCAGCTTCTGCTCGATCACGCGCGCCTCCTGACGCAACCGCGCACCCGACGACTTACGCTTTGCGTCGCGAAGATCCTGCCGCTGCGAATCGGCGCACCGCCACGCCTGCACCGCTTTCGCCGCCGCAAGCGCCTCGCGCCACAATTCGGGAATGCGCGCGAGATCCCGCGCCAGCCAGGCATCCTTGAGCGTCTGCATCGCCGCGTGGAAGTTCTGCAGCTCGACGGGAAGGACCGCAAGCGGCACGGCCGGCTTCGGCGCAAACTTCGGCTGCTTTTGCGTGCAGGGCGGCCCGATCCATTTGCCAGCGGGAATGCTGATCTCTTTTTCTTCGCTCATTCGATTTCCTCCCCGCGCACGCCGACACCGCGCACCACCTTCGCAGAGAGATTGGAAACACTTCCGGGAACATCGGCCGCGATATAGCGCGTCTGAACTTCATACTCTTCGGAGCGTACGCCGGCGGCGGAACGCGCCACCGCCGCAATCTGATAATGTCCCGGCGCACCGACGGTGTACTGAACCGTGATTTCGTGATAGCCACCCACCGCGGCCGGCAGCGTGCCGGATGCCGAAGGCGTCGTCACGTCGATCGGCGTTCCCACCGCAACGACATATAGATCGACATTCGTCGCGACCGCCGCGCCGTCGTCTTCGATCACGCCAATCTTGAACGTGTTGGTCAACCCACTTGCGACCGTGATGGATTGGATATGCGCTTTGTTCGGCCGAGGGTCTACGATGTTGCCGCTGGCATCGAATTCGATCTCGACTTCCGTGTCATTCTTTTCAGTAACGCCGCTTTTCGACGCCCGCACAACCACGCGCAGCTTTCCGTTGCGCACCATCGGCTGCACAGCGGTGTACAGTGAATCGCTGAAACTCACGCCCACGCGCGCGGCCGTGCCATCCGGCGCCGATCCCGTCGGCGTCGATCCGCTCGGGCTTGCTCCGCCAGGTACAGCGCCGTTTGCGAACTGGGCGTAACGCCCCGAATTTCCTTCGAGCAACGCGCCGAGGAAAAGAAGGGCTTGCCCCCAGAAAGGCCCCACCCGGTCCTGCCATTCCGCCGTGGTAAAGCCGACTGGAAGACTTTCGATCGCGCCCTGGATCTGCGAGAACAACCGCGTCACCTGGCGCTTGGCTGCGCGGAAGCGAATGCCGCCCAACGCTGTACCAAACGTCGTCAGCGCGGCCAAAATCGTGGCCTCAACCGCCGTGAAAACACTCGACCCAGCACTGGCGAACAGCGTATTTCCGTCACTCGCCGCGGTGTCGAAATCCGAAACCACGGCTGCCCAGTCGCTGGACCGGTCCACGGGCGCATAGCCACTGACCGTGTCGATGTACTGCATTCCCGCATCCACGGCCGTGGGTCCGTATGGCCCTGGCGAAGCGCGTGTGCCGAAGTTGATTGGATCGTTGACATCGCTGCGGAAAACTTCGAACGTGCAACCCGCCTCACCGACAACCCACATGGCGGTCAATCCACCCGTTGCGGAGCCGGTGATTACCAACCCCGTCACAGGCAACGGCGGACTCTTGATCGTGAGCGGCGAATCGGCCGGCGCGGTGACGGGATAGGTTTCAACCCCATTGTCACCTACCTGAAGAACGTTGTAATGCCACGTGCCTGGCGCGAGTTCCGGCGTGCGGTGAACGTACGCATCGGTTCCATTGTCGAACCGGGTTTCTTCAGGCGTGCGTGGGAACGCCAGCGCGCTTTGGGAATAGTGAATCTGGAACTGCTCCGGCCACTTCAATTCCAGGAAGGCCGCGCCAGCTTTGACTTCCGCCGTATAGGTCAGCGTGCAGGTAATTTCTACCCCGCTGCTGTTCATCGCCGTGCACGTCAGCGCGCCATTGCCGACCCGCGTTCCCTCGGCGACGAGCAGCTCGCCAGCCCACCAGCGGACAACGTACGTGCCGGAGAGATTCGTGATGGAATAGTACAGCCGGCCGCGCTGCCGCCATTCGGGCAAGGGTGAAACGTTGCGGCCGCGCTTGGCGCCGCTGATCGAGATCGACGTGATCTGCGAATCGCCGGTAACAGACGACTGCGAATACGTGGCCTTCCACTCCTTGCGAATGCGATTCGCGCTCTGCGCGTCCTCGACTTCCGCCCAGCCGTTGGGAATCGTGTTCGGAAAGTCATCCCATTCGTAAACTTCATCGACGTAAATGCTGTTGATTGCCGCGCCCGGCGAGGTCGGCAACTGAACCTTGATCAATCCCACCACCGGCGCGTAGGCGTTGATTCCCGTCCAGACCCCGTTCACGAAGATCGCATAATACTTCTCGCGATACGGCTCCCACACGTCGATCAACAAACGAATCCCACCGCCGACTACCACAGCACGGCGTGAGCGGATCATGTCCAACGGATGGCCTGGGACGCATCCAACAGGGCTGCCAGGTCTCACTCGGCACCCCTTGGCACGAAGCCGAATTTCGGGACCCCAATGCGCGCGTAGGAGGGCCGGTCGCCCACACAGAGAACGACTTGCGTGACGTAGCGTGGTTTTGGGCGGCAGGTGGAGTCGAACCACTTGCTCACTACCGGCGATTTCAGGTCCGGCATGTGTTCCCGGCGACGCCCATAAACGGCCGTCGTCAGCAATCCAAAAAGAAATCCGCGCCGCGTGAGCATCAGTTCGAAGTCCCCATTTGCTTCAAGGGAATTCGAAAGACCGCAACAACGCGGCCGCGCATGTGGAAATAAGCGATCGGCGGGCCATGTAGGCCAGCCATTTTGCAGCCGTTGAAAGTCTGGCCACCAAAGGAGACTGTGTAGCGCGTGTTGTTTTTGATGACAGTATGGAGCGCCGCCAGATTCGTATAGAACGTCGTTGCGGTTCCAACGACAACAAGATCGACATACAACAACCGCTTGCGCGTGTCGTTCGCGCCATAGTCCTTCTCACCCGTTTCAGGCACACCCGGAAACGTGATCTCCCGCCGATCGTGAATCGGAAGATCGAACATGGGCGGAATGCCGACATCCGGCAACGCCTGGTAAACACCAGCGGCCGGCACTCCGTTCGTGAAGGCGTCGGTAAAATTGCTGTACGAGGTTCCGTTGATCGTCACACTCATCGGCTATTCCCCCGTCCTGGAATTAGCACGCGACATGTTTTGCGTCGGCCACAACCGCGCGGCCGCACGCGCCGATTCCTGCATCTTCCAAATCTCGCCGGGACGCCGCCAAACCTGACCAGGGATCTCCATTTCGGCTTCATCAATCAGCTTGTTTGCGTACTTCACGTCGCCGATCTTCATCGCGTTGTCGATGTCGCCGCGCATCTGGATAGCCCGCGCGATCATCTCCTGCGCCTTCTTCGAGACTTCCAGCGGATCAATGGTCAGTTCGCGGCCAATCTTATTGTCGATCCCCCGCGCCTGGCGCCCGATGAACTCACCGAACTTTTCTTTGTAGAGCCGGTCGCGCGCGAGCGATCGAATCTGATCGGCGCCGGCAAAACCCGCATCGCGAGCGGACTGCCGCAATTCCATTTCGGAAAGCTTCTTCTTGTCGGTGTTCAGGAAGCTATTCCACAGGCCGCCGACACCTTCCTCACGGAACTTTCGCACTAGCCCGCGTTCGTTCATGGCACGCTGCACAGCGATAGCGCGCTCATTCAGCGATGCCCGCGAATTCGATTCAGCCAGGCGCGCATCCGATTGCGTCACGCGCGCGCGATCGCTCTGCGTCAATCCAGTGAATTCTTCGACTCCGCGAATGCCGCCCACCGCGATCGCGCCGCCGGCTTGCGCATACGCCAACCCCGCACGCGCAATGCGAAACCCACGCCGCAAGGCATAGCCCGCCCGTGCGCCGGTCGCTGCATTTCCAAGATACTTCTGCGCGGCGTTCTCTATGAGATCCTGGAACGCCTTGGATTTGACGATCTTGTCCGCGTCCTGGAGCGCGTTGTTAACCAGGCTTCCAGCCGCGGCGAAACCAGTCAGCCCACCTTGAGCGGCCGTCGACGCGAGAACGCCATACTGTCCGGCGCGATTGACGACATTGGAGATGCCGCGAAGTTCACGCTGCGCTACCGCAGCTCCGCTGCGAGCAATTCCCAATGCCCCGCGAAGTTTCTCAATATCGTTTTTGGTGCCAACGCCTTGAACACAAAGTCGGGCAGAGCGCATCACGTCGGCGGAGAAGTTCCCGCCACGCTTTTGCAGCGAAAAGATTTTCATGGCCAAACCACGGCCAATACCCTGTCGCGCCATGCGCCCAACTCCAGTTGTCTCCCAGGCGTAATTGCCCAGGGAACGCGGCTACTCTGGCTTCACGCCAAAGCGCCGTTCGTGCCACACTTCGTATGGCAGCAGCTCGAACTCAGCGAGCATGTCCGCGAGATCATCCGAATCGAGTTCGGCGACCTCATGAATGGTCGGCTTGCACAGCTTCAAGCGTGCCTGCGCGACCAGGTAACATTGGTAAAGCAGCGCGCGCTCTTGCTCCTTCGGCATAGCCGAAGACTTTTCCGCCACTGGCGCTACTGGTTGAGGATTTTCAGGCGGGATCTCACTTTTGAATTCATCAAAAATGCGCTGCTCGGCAAGCTTCAGAATTTCCTGATCGATCAAATCGCGCTCGGCTGGATTTTTCGTCTCAGAGATTCGCCGTACAAAATCGTCAGACGCCTTGATCTCTTTGAAATACGCAGCAAAGCGAGCCTGCATTTCCGGGTCTATCTGCCCGTTGATCTGCATCATTTCGATCTTGAACTCGTCTTCCGTGAGAAAGATTTCCGCCTGAGAGCCATCGGCGAGAGTGACTGTCTTCAAAAATCCTTTTTTCTCACTCATGTCTCACTCCACAGAAGAGCCAAAAATTCCGCTTACGAGATCGTGATTGGCTCGCTGTCCATATCGCCTTCGTGGTGGAAATCCTGATCGTAAGAGCCCGGAGGTGCGTCGCGATCCATTGCAAAGCCGTAGGCTCCAGCCGCCATCGTCGCAGCCGCATACGTGATGCTGGTCGCGCCATCCATTTTCTTTAGCACCACCACTAGCGACGAGCGCGCACCATCGACGGCTTTAGCACCGCCCACCAGCCAGCGCACAAACGCATTGAAATCCGAGAGGTACTCGCCAATGCTGCCAGGGCCTGTCTGCCCAGCATCGCGGATTTTCAGGAACTGAGCATCACGCCGATACCCGAATGCAGTCGGAATCCCAATCGCCGAGCCATGCGTGGCAGAAGCCAAGAGTTTCGTTGCGTCGCCTACAGCCATGATTTATTCCCCTTCGTCGTTTCCAGCGTCCTGCAACAAGAGCTTGTGTGTTCCGGCATTCGCGCCAGCACTCAGCTTGCGCTGTACGATCCAGACTTTTCCATCGATCGTCACAGTGTCCGGCGCATTCCCTGCTTCAACTTCATTGACCACCACTTGGCCTTCCATGTCATTGCGCGCAGAGATCCGAATGACGATGCTATTGATCTCGTTCGTCTCGCCACCGCCATACTCGCCGGATCTGGATTCCCGCTGGACAATCGCCTTGATCGTTTTCTCGCCACCGGACACGGGCGTATACGTGACGTCCTCACCGAACGCCGCCAACTCCTGCGGCACATTCGCCGCCATCATCTCATCGAACTTGCTAGGCATTCTTCTTTGCGCTCAGCACCACCCGCGAACCCACAACCCAACCCAGCGCCTTGACCGCCTCGCGCTTGAAGTTGAGAACGATCACACTGTTTCTCGGCGTGTGATAGAAGGGACATTCGTCTTTCTCGGTGTCCTCTTTCGTTCCGACGCCGTAACAGGTGATGTTCACCTGCCCGCCCTTGCCCGCCGGCGCGATCGCCACGATCTCAAATTCCATAAATCAACCCTCTCGTTTTGCAGATGTCTGCACTGAAAACTAGATCCCGGTGAAGCCCTTGATGCCGAGCTTCTTGCCGGCGTTCACGCCGATTTGAATGAATTCCTTGAACTGGCCGAGTGCGAGCTTTTCCTGCATCGCCGCGTTCATGCCTTTGGCGACACGCTCCGCTTCGGCGTCAGGCAGGGCCTGAAGCTTGACGTCGATCTCGGTGACCTGGTGCGCGTCGAGTTCGCCGGGCTGGAAGGGCGAATCGGCGGGGCGTTCCTGTGGCAACATGTTCGTTTCTCCGGAAAAAGCCGAGTGAGCCTGCGCAACTATTGCGCGGGCGTAGGCACGACCGCCGCATTGCCAGGCGGAAACGAAATGATTTCGGCTGGCAGCGATTCAAGGGGACCGTCGGGAAGTTTCTGAGCGGCGGTTTCTTCAGGCGATCCGAACAGGCCCTGAATCAACGCGATGAAATCGAAACCAGGCTGCGCCGCGTAGTCGCGGAGCTGGCCGTTGATCTTCAGCGCGGTATTCAGATCCTTGTCGGCGATCGCTTGAGCATCTGTCGCTTTGGAGACCTGCAGTGCCACGAAATTCCGATGCTTGTCGCGCAGGAAGGTTTTGAAGAGCATCTCGTCTACAATCTGCTGCACAGTGATCGCGGGATTGGCTTTTGCCTGGGTGACGAGTTTTTCGGCATCCCATTTGAACTTGGTGTCGATGTGCTCTTTAGCCTCGCGTTCGTACGCCGCGCGCTCTATCTGGTGCAGCTTGTTATGATTCTCCTTCGAGTTCTCCAGCGACTTCTTCGTAAAGTCGTGAGCATCCAGAACGCGCTGATCCTTTCCGCATCCGGACACCAGCAGCAGCCCAGGCAGCAGCAGGAATGCGATCAGCGACGGCGGATTCATCTTTTCTCGGATCGAATGGAGCAGGAGATCGAGCAAACCGAATATGCCCGCAGCGAAGAGAAGCCCAATCGTTTCCGAGCTGCTCGTCACCTGGTCCGTCGTCACGCCCACGTTCGACCAGCCAGCCAGGAACACGAGCGCGCCGGCGACGTACCGCGAAAGCAACTGAGCGCCCCGCGAAATCAGAATCTCTTTCATGAAATCCTCCAAAACTACTCAATGATTGGCGCGCGTGGATTCGGCTTCGAAAAGGAAGACGAAGAGCGATCCAGACGATCCAGAACGCGTTCGATCACACGCTGTTGACTGTTCGTACTTTCGGTGAACTTCTCAATGGCCTGCTGCGTCTGCTTGCTCTGAGCCGTGTTCTGCTCCACGATCGTGGCGAACTTGGCGGTGTTCTGCAGCGCCGACTCCGTCAGCGTTTTGTTCATTTCGCGCGTTTCGGTGTTCTGCTGATCCATGCGCCACGCCAGGGCGACCAGCAGTACAACGGCAATCCCGAACCGCTTTGCGAGTTCAACAGCAGCCGCCCAAAGCGTTTTCGGCACCGCCGAATTCAACCCGGAGTCTTTCGCTTTGATGTCGGCTGTCTCGCTCATTGCGAAGCCTCAAACTTGGATGGAAGGAAATGGATGCCCCGCCGCGCGGATTCACGCGGCGGGAAAGACTTCAGTTTCCGAATTACGCCTTAATCTTCAGCAGGTGGCCGAAGTAAGCATCGATAACTTCTTCGTCAACGGTGTGCCGCGCGCGGTAGACGTTGCTGCGCGTCTGTTCTTCGCGGTACTCTTCGACGACCAGGCCGGCTGCACTGCCATCCTGCACCCAATTGAAGGTGCGCATGAGCGCGGGCTCGATCAAATCGCTGCCCTTAGCCAGAAGCGCGACCATGGCGTAGAGGTCCGACCAGATGTCGGCCTTACTGAACGCCGCGCCTTCCTTTCCGGTGTTCTTGACGCCCTTGCCGACGAGGATCTGATCCAGGTCGAAGTAAGCCGCGAGAGCGCCAACGATTTCCTTCACCGTGGCCAGGCGGGTGTACTTGACCGCGTCGAGGATCAGTTTGTTCTTCAGCAGGCTGTTCAACGTCGGCTTGCCGATGATCAGGCTGTTCGGTTCCATACCGCAGTTGGTGCGCACCTGCTCCTTTGCGGCGAGAACCTGCGCCTTGATATCGGTTTCGATCGTTGCCCACGGAGTTCCAGAGTTGTCCGTGTAGAGCGCCGCGCCCGTGAACGTCGTCGTGTTCATGACGGCATCGGCGATGCGGACCTCCTGCCCCTGAAGGATGCGACGCCCTGCGGTCATCGTCGCCAGCTTCGCCGCATCGAAGTCGTTCTTGTAGAACGCACGCTCCGAATCGTCGATCGCCTGTTCCGAACCGTATTCATTACAGGAATACGTCTTGTCCTTGGTTTCGAAGCTGTCGCGGTTGTAAGCCGAACGCGACGCGCGTTTCACATCGCCCGTGCGAATCAGAGATTCGCGCGTGATCGCCGGATACGTAGCGGCCTTACGATCAACGCCGATCAGCGGCGAAACTGCCAGTCCAATGAACTCGTCATTAGACTGCATGAACTCCATGAGCGGGATGCCGAGGTCCAAACGCGGATTGGCGTATGAACCGGATTGCTGAATGGACATGTGCCATTCTCCTATTCACTGTCCGCGCCTCCCGTCGGCGGTAAATCTCCCGAATTCGTTTAAGCCGGGGCGAGGCATCGGGAGATGCCCTTTCGGCCGCTAAACCTAGCCCCGGCTACAACCATCAAGTTTGATCCAGCACCCACACCGCGTCTTCGGATGCTTAGTATCCGAACGCCACCCAGTTCACGCCGAGGGAGAACGTTGTGCCCGCGATCAGCGTCGCGTCACCGTCGGTTGACTTCCAGGACTTGATCAGCACGGATCCCGCCGCTGGCGTGCCAGCCTGGTCGCCGATGGTCGCGGTGACGTGCATCGCGCCGTCGACCGGATCGGAGTCCAACTGCGCGACGATCGCCAGGACGTTTGACAGTCCCGTGACAACCGTATCGGACGCAGCGACGGTCGTGTGCTTTCCGGCCACCATCCGCAAGCCCGACGCAGCGGGAATGCAGAGGACTTCGATGATGTCGCCATCCGCCGTCGCCGCTTCCAAGGCAACACCGATGGCCACACCCGGTACGCCCGTCGCCAGATCGTCGATCTTTCCGCTGGCCAGGCCGTAAACGACCTTGTTGACCGTGATCGCCGCGCCAGCGGTCATCTTGAACGTGCCCGGCGCATTCAGCAGGCGAACGGTCACCGTTGCCCCCGAGGCCGCCGCCTTCTGCGTGATGCCGATCGCAGGCTCATCGGCTCCGGCGTAAACAACCGTCGTGCCGTCGCTCAGCTTCACGCGGCGGTACGCTTCCAGCGCTTCGCCGGCTGTGAAAGGTTTGTTTGCATTCTCGGTCTGCTGACTCATCGCTTTGCTCTCCTATTGCGGCACCGCCGCGCCTTATGTGAAAACCAGTTCGCCCACACGGGCGCGACAGTTACTTTTTGCGTTGTGACTCCAGCCACTTCGCGTGCAGCTCGGGCTGCTGCTTGGCGAGCAGCTCGATCGCCTTGCCTTCGGAGATCTTCTCGGCCTTCGCCTTATCCTTGGCGAGAGCCATGAAGTTCGACCCGCCGGCCGCCGGCGCACTGAACGGAGCGGGATCCGCCCCCGAGCCGCCCGCAGCGATCTGCTTTTCGAGTTCGGCGATGCGCAGATCCTTGAACGCGCTCTCAGCCTCTTCGACCGAATGGCCGGCGCGGAACTGGTCGATCACGAACTGAGGGCGAGCCTTGAAGCGTTCGGCGAGCGCGTTGAAGCGCGACATGCCTTCCTTTTCGCCGTCCTTCTTTTCGGGCTCGCTGGGAGCAGCATCCGCGCCTTCCTTCGGTTCTTCCTTGGGCTTGATCTCCTGGCCGCACGCGGGACACTTGCCGTCCTCGCACTTCTCGGGAGCCTTCGGCTCTTCCGCCGCCGCTTCCTTCTTCGGCTCTTCGACGGAATCCTTTTTGGGCTCTTCAGTCGGCTTTTCTTCCAGCTTGGTTTTGCTCACGGGCTTGATCTCCAAACAGTGACGGGCCAAAAACCCATCGAAAAATTTCTTAATGCGCTCGGGTTCAACACCGAGATCGAATGCGCTGGGCGCGACCGACGTTTTTCCAGTCAGCCAGGCCAGTATGCGTTCGCCCCGCACCGCCAATTCGCCGCCTTCACTGAACATCCCCGCAGGATTCGCCGCCGGTTCATCGACGACATCCGAAGCGGAAAGCTCCGAAAGACGCGCGTGGCGAAGCTTCTTGGTGTTGAGCAGATCAGGACTGACGAAGTTGGTTAGATCCCAATACTTCCCACCCCAATCCGATTCCTTTTCGACCGCACCGTTGTCGGCGAGAATTTTCTCTTCGGTTTCGAAATCGCGGCTAAAGACGATGCTGGTGCCAAGTGCTTTGTCATCGTCGGCGGCAAGATCCATCAGATAGCCCGCGAGATCCCCTTCTGGAGATTTGCTGGCTACATCGGACAAGAACAGATCCGCGCGAACCACGTCGCCATCGCGAACGAAGTTCCGCGCGCGGCCGAGAAACTTTCCGAGACCATCCGAGCACAGGCCGGGATGTGTGAAGCGAGACTTGAGCCCCGAAGTCTTTGCGTTGCCGGCCTCAACGACCTGAGCCAGTAGGACCTCGTCAATCCACATGTCGTGGCCGAGAGCCTCACCGCGCGTAATTACGGCGTAGCCGCGAATGACACGCGCGTCTCGATCGACGCCGCGCGGCGCGGGCGCTGTTTCAGCGGCAAAGGCGCGGAAGAGTTCACGTCGCGGCATGCGCTGCCTCCATCGGCATTTCTGCCATCGACGCCATTTCGGGAAGTGGCTTCTTTTCTGGCGGATGAGTGTCGTTTTCGGGATTGCTGTCAATAACTGGCGCGGGCTTTTCGCTCGCAGACTGCTTCTGATCCATCGGCAATCCGGCAAACATCTGCCACGGAACTTCCGTCCCGGTTTCCTTCGTAACTTCTTTGGCCAGCTCGATGGCGCGAATGATCTCGCGCTTGCGAGCGGCCTGGAACTGTTCGAGATCCTGATTCAGGCTCTTCAATGCTTGCGACTGCGTGGCCAGGCCGCGATCCATACGCGTGCCCCAGGCTTCCGCCTCCTTCAACTGGTCGATCCAGGGGAACTCCGGCGCAATCCATTCGTGTTCGAAGATGTCGGCAGCGGGCTTTACTTCACCACGACGAATCCACTCAGCGACCTTCCATTTGTAAATCGGTGAATGCCAGCGGGCTTTCAGCAGCTCCTGCCAGCACTTGAACATGCGGAAAGCCTGTTCGAGTGCCGCGCGCGCGCTGCTGTAGTTCGTCTTCGACCAATCGAGCATCAGCAGCTCAAGCGGAAGTCCGATCGGCAACCCCAGCAAGCGCATGAAAACCGTGATCGTCTCGCCAAAGTACGGCCCCGGCGCGGTTCGGTCGATGCCTTTGAATTCGTCGCCCTGATAGCCGTGAAAGATGATCGCTTCCGGCGTCTCGTGAATGCGTGCCGAGATCGAATCATCATCGACGACATCGGGATTGACTTTCGCTTCGGCACCGGCGAGTTCGGGGCCGCGCTGTCGCGTCAAGGAAACCGCAAAGCGCGCCTGGATTTGGCGGGCGATCGCTTCCGCATCGCACACGTCGTTGATTCGGTGGAACATCGAGAAGTTCGCGGCCTGCACGGGAACGCCGCGCGTCTGCGAAGGCCGATCGATGTTCGCCAGGAAAACAAAATCTTTTGCGGCGTAAAGCTTCGGAGCAACGCGCTGGACCATGCCGAATGGGCTATAGGAGCAGACGTAGAAACCGAGCGCCCGGCCATACTCATCCAGCTTAACGCCCTGCTCAACGCGATGGTTATCGGCGTCATAACCGCCTGCCGAGTAGGTGCTGGCGATGCGATCCGCTTCAATGATCTGGATTTTACCGACGCTGGTTTTGATCCCGCCGACATCACCATCCACGAAGAGAGATCGCAGAATCTGGCGCTCGACCTGCCACCAACTGAACTGGCCGCGGATCTCGGGCTCAACGCAGTACGCCGCCCATTTCGCTTCGAGCTGATTGTTTAGCTTGTCATCGGAGGTGCGAGCCTGCAGGTTGAAGCCGTTGCCGATGATATTGTCGAGGGCGCGATTGATGGTGCCGCGGTAAATGCCGTTGTTGCGATCGAAGTCCTGCGACATCCAGATCAGGCGTTCGCGGTCGTAGCGTGTTTGATAGTCCGCACTACCACCCGGCGGAATCGCCTGGCCGTTTTTCACCGCGACTTCAACGGCGCGATATCCGAATTCCGTATAGCTACCGAATACCGCTTTCGAGCGATCCAAACGACCGAGCGCAGGCTTCCGACCGCCCGCCGGCTTCGTTCGAGTTTTGGATGCCTTTCGCGGCATCAGACCGCCCTCGCCTGCGTGAACGACCTGCGTCCAGCCGTCGCTGCGGTTCCGACCGCGGCGACGTATTCAGAAAGTTTTTGTTCCTGCTCTTTCAACTGCTCGTAGTTCAGACTGCGACCGTCGGTGGACATCGATTGCGCGCGATTGAAGAGCAGCCACCGAACCGCTTCCAGGCAATCCGCCGCCTTCGTCGGGTTGCCTTCCCAGGCCAAGTTGTTGTTCAACTGGGCCAAGGCTTCGGTCTGCGTACTCGCACTCGTCAGCGCCATCGAAACTCCAGAAAGCAGAAGGGCCGAAACAACAACGCCGTGCAAGGGATGCTGCCCAGCACGGCGCATTGTTTCGGCCCAATCAGAGCAACGGGGATCAGCCGCCGCAAAGTCTGCCTTTAGTTCTCTGAAAGCTTTAGACCACCTTTAATCCCCGCATGCAATGGGGTTGATACTAGATCTAGTATCAACTCTTAAATGTTTCCGAACACTGACCGCATTTATAATGCCGCAGACGTTTCTCAATGAATTCCGGGTGCGCCCGAGTCTGCGTAACGAAGGTATGCGTCGACCCGCACTTCGGGCATTTCAGCCCGACGCCCGCCTTTCGCTCGCGCGATTCGACTTGCAGTGCAGATGTCTGCACTACTACAGGTTGGACAGGTATCGGCTTGACCATCGCCACTTGCTTCGCCATCGCGTCTCCCAAACTCCCCCACAGTCAAGGCGTCTCCCAACGCCGCAGAAATTCACGTAAGTAAATTGATCCCATCGAGAAGCGGTTTTTCCTTGCCACTTTCCAGATCTTTAATCCACACTGCCGCACATTCTGGTTTTTCAGGAAACGCCTCAAACCCATCGAAACCATCCGACTCTGCCTGGTTTTCCGCTAGCCGCTTGGCATGACCTTCACTCTCAGCCTCAACCTCCAGCGTCACCGTGTGATACGTCCGACGCATGACCCTGACTTGATATTTTATCAACGCCCACCTCCTTCAATTCAAAGACCACCACAGCCGTCTCAATCGGGTAATATTGACCCGTCGACGTCCGACCGAATTCACTGGACCAAACCAGAATATCCACACCGGCGCCACGCGCCATTCCCGCATCCCGCACATCGAGTATGCGCGCATCTTCAGGCATGGAGGCAATTCGACCACGACCCAGGAGAACCGGCACAAGGTCAACCAAGTTCAACTTAAAAATGCGACATGCCGAATGATCGACTTTCATTAGTAGATTCTCCTCACAGGCCCGTTCTTGGGCGGGGTTTGATTTGCATTGGGGGCTCGACGAGCCCTTTTTTCATACTCGTGGAAATACAACCAAATGTCAGCGAGAGCGCAATTCATCCAGCCGGTGTCCCACCAATGGTTGGGGATTTTCGTGATGTGATTCCAACCCACGCGAAGCTCTTTCCCGCTACGAACCTCCTCGCCCAGGGAAATCTCGATGTGCTTTTCCGCCGTGAACTGCCGCGCCAGCTCCATCGGCGCATCTTTGTGAAGAATGCAGGCACCAGGATATAGACCGCCATGCGAATCCCGCAGCGGTGCGGTCAGCGCGTCGTATAGCCGGGTTTTGTAAACGTCGTTGTTGCAATCGTGCCGGCGGAACGGGTTGTTCTCCGTTTCGCAGATCCACGAACGACCGAGCGCACGTGTAAGAGTTGAGTCGCGCCACGTGGCGCCCTTCAACGGAACCCAGCCCGTTCGCGCCACACAGAAGCGCAAGACGATCCCGTCCCACGCCTGCGCTTCAGCAGTGCCGCCGACATCAGCGCCCACAAGTCGCGGCTTCACAATTTCACCGCTGGACCGAGCGAATCCGGCAGCCACGATCAATTCAAAGCGCGTGAGCGCTAAGTTGACGGCCTCGGCAACCTGAATCTGACGCTTTGCCACATCATCGGTCTGGCGGTACCGGCCCTCGCGGTTCAGATCCGTTTCAATGACACCCTGCGCGATGACACAGCTCGTCTTTCCTTCCGAGTCCCAGGCGAAGGCGGTCCAGTAGCACTGATACTTTCCCATATCCAGCGCGATCGTGACAATGGACGCCCACGCCGGCACAACACCTTCACGCTCGCCGATGCGGCGCTGCAGAATAAGATCCTGATCAAGCTGCATGCTTTTCGATTCATCGTCGGCAGGCGGATCGTTCTGAATTTCGCATTGAAAAGAGTTTTCATCCAGCGCGCGCGCCAGCATGCACTTCCAGAGCGGCATACGCTTCGCGTCGAGCACTTCAGCGCCAGCATCCATGATTTCGCGGTTTGCAACGTAGTAAGCCAGGGCGCGCTGTTCACCTGGGGAAATCTTCTGGAAGCCTTCGAGCGACAATCCCAGGGCCACCGCGGTGTCCGCCGGCGTTGCGAATGTCTTTATGGTTTCATCTTCAATTCGAATCAGACCTTCAAAGATGTCCCAGAGATCCTTGCGATCAGGAAATTTGATTACGGCGCCATAGCGACGGCCGCACCACATCGGCGATATCGTTGGATCGGTGAGCCGCTGGGTCAGACATCGCGGCGCGTGAATCGTGCAGATGTACCAGAAGATCGCGCGCTTGTTGATGTCTGGCAAATGCAACGCCTCTTGCATCACCCGCATCTCTAACGTTTCCTGCATCGCAACGGACTTCGTGGCCGGCAGCGTTTCAATGTCGTCAAAGATAATCAGCTCAGGCCGCCGGCCGTTCTTATTCATGCCAGGCAACGCCTCTTCAACACTGGCTGAGAAAATCCAGGCGTTGTGCGGGAACCCGAGCACCGTGTCACTCCACTCACAGTGCGGATAGATCATCTTGCATTTCCGCGCGTCACCGCCAAAGGACCGCACCCACAGGCACAACTCGGGGAAGTCCTCCGCGAGTGCTTCATTGAATTGGAGTTCGTACTTGATCGAGGTGATGTGATCCTTCGCCTTGCTGGAGTTGGCGGTAATAAACGCCATCATCGAAAGATGCCCATAGCACAAGCACCAGGGCGCGAGCACGCGGCAATCCGTCGTCTTGCCAATACCGCGGAACGCCGCCTCTCCCTTGTAAATGCGCACAACGTCCTTGGTCAGCACCGCCGCTTGCTTCGCCAGCGCCGATTCGATGTGATAGGCGTTCGGATCCTGATACATGTGCGGGAAGTATGTTTCCTTGAACGCGATGAAATCACGCTCACAGCGCGCGCGGCGCTCCGGATTCTTCGCGCGAACCATTTTCACGCCGCGCACCGTCACTCCCGGCCACACGTTTAACCAGACATCGGCGCGGTGGTGGCAGTGGACTTTCGCGATTTTTGGCGCGGTGAGGGGTAGCGTGGCGGTCATGTGAACTCCATTCGCTGAATGCCGCGCACCTGGTCATCGACCCGCGCTCGAATTTTCGTGATCAGTTCGTTGCCCTGCTCGCGGTAGAGGGACTCCAGCCGCGCCGGCGCGTTCGCCTGGGCGGCGAGATCCACGCCGAACGACTCGCGAACGGCTTTGACCAGGCTGGAAGTGAAGGCCACGGCGTTGGCGTCGATTTCTTCGACGATCAGATCCCCGTGCGTCTGCAGCATGCGAATGCAGTCCTCAGGGGAGATGGCCCGGCCCGACCGCGCGTCGGATTCACGCTGCCGCTGGATGGCGTTGGCGACCAGGACGGCGGAGCGGATCTTGTCGCTGGCGATTCCCGCGAGCAGGCATTCCATGGCCAGCTCGGACGGCTCAATCTCTTTCCAGTTGCGGCCCTTCAGCACCGCCAGGATCTGCGCGTCCTTCGTGATGTCAGACTCCGCAGACGTTTGCGGACCATAGCCCTCCGGCATTCGTAGTTCCCCAGGACGCCGGCCGAACGTGTCGCAATGCGTGTGCGCTTCCATGACGCCGACGAGCTTTTGGCCGGCCTTGTCGTACGACGGCAGCGGGTTCTCGGTCCACTTCATGCGGGCGTAGAGCGTCCGCGGCGATACATTCAGCAATCGCGCGGTTTCGCTCACAGATAAACGCTCAGGACGCACCGTCATTCGCAACCTCGAACCCTAAAACGCTTTCATACACGCACGAACGATTGAAAAACGACTTTGGTCTTCACAACGCGCGAGCCGGAAGCAGCGCGCCA